CGGCCGGTGCGGCGGCAGATGGAGTGCTAGGCGTTGATGGTGTTAAGCCAGTGTTATTAACAATTGGGCTTGTTGTGTTTGTTGTTGCCGGTGCGGTTGATGAAACCGATGAAGATGTTGGTGAAACACCCGTCATATTTGTAAACGGAACCGGTGTGTTCGTTGTTGGCAATGATGCCGTGCCAGTACCTAGTGACGATAAATTGGTTAAATCGCCCGCTTGTGGCGTATTAACAAAATTAGGGTTTAAAACTGATCCTGGCAACTGTTGTGCATTAGTTAAATCGCCTAAATTAGTTCCACTTGGGGTTGATGGTGTTGTTGGCGCTGTTGGCGTTGATGTATTTAATGCGTCTTGAACTGATTGTGGTAATGAACTTGTAACGGAATCAATAACACCATTCACCATTTGGCCAATTTGCGATGTCGGATTTTGTGCCGCATAAATACCGGCGGCACCCAATGCGTTAACAAGGGCTAACCCATATTGGCCTTTATTAGCGGCGGATGCGGAATTGTAGGCGGCAATATATGGTGCAACCTCTGGGAATGCCACCGAAATGGCGGGGCCTGCCGCGGCCATAAACGCATCTGGGCCACCGGCAAATCCACCGGCACCTTGATTTAGGCCAACGTTTTGCACATTGGCGGCGGTTACCGGTGCAATTGTTCCGCTTTGATCCGTTTGGGCGGTCACTTGAATCATTCCATTTCCGCTAGGAATATTGATTCCGGTGCCATTTGGCCCCACTTGCACTTGATAATTGCCGGCTATGGGTGCGCCTGTGGTTTTATCAATTAAGTTGTATGTGCCCGTATCGGCGTTGTAATTAACCGCCGCATTACCGCTTGTTAATGCTTGTGCAAGAGCCGGATTGGCTTGTTGTGCGGCGTTAATCATATCGCCGGATGCTTGGCCATAAGTTGTGCCTACTGCGCCAGGTGCGCTTGTGCCCACAAATTGCGGTGCGGCAATGTTGGCCAATGATGTGCCGCTAGATGCCGCCGGTGCGGGTGTTGGGGTAGGTGCTGGTGTAGGCGTTGGAGTTGGTGCGGCAACCGATTGCACTTGCGCCGCCGTCACATTCATGCCCGTGGCTTGGTTTACTAAGCTAGCAATTGTGGCCGGATTGGTAATTCCATAATTGGCGGCGGCCGCAACAATCGCTTGTTGGCCAGCGGCCGATCCAATGTTATCCGCCACATATTGCGTCCAGCCCGATGGCAAGCCCGCGGCGGCATCTGAAACGGCGTTAGAAATTGCGGTTGTTGTCATTATTCCCCCATCTATATATTGTAATACGGCACTTTAAAATGTTGCCCATTTACCGTGATATTTATGAAACCAACCGGATGCGCCGGCAATGTGCCCGATCCCGTGGTTGCCGTGGTGCTTGGGGTGAAGTTCAACAAATTCAAAAAGAATTGTTGCCATGCCCGTGTAGGCCGATTTGTTACTTTATCCAAAAATTCACTTTGTGGATAAGGTTGTAACTGTGTGGTATTGGTTGTAATTGTCAATTTTCGCCTCCGCTAGCTTTCAAATTGGCCGAAACAATCACGGCTTTAACCGGATCGGTCACCACCACCTCAAACACCCGATCACGCGCTTGGCCTAATCGCCGCCAAATGGCACGGTTTTTATACTTGCCGGTTTGGCCAATTGTCACCCAATGTTCGTTAGACCAAGTGCTACCGCCGTCATCAGACCAACGCAACATTGCTTGTGGAAAATTGGTTGTGGTGTTTTGCAATTGTGCAAATCCGATCACAACCGTTTGCGTGGCCGGAACAATCAATGTAGCGGTTGGGTAAATTATATAAGGCGTGCCAAGATAGACAAATGGCGCAACGGATAGGCCCGTAAAACCCACGCCCGGTTGGAATTGAATCTGAAATTCCTCGAAATACTGCCTTTGCAAATCCGCCACCAAATGCGGTGCGCGTCTTAGCCGCCTAATGTTATTTCCATCATCGGTATAGTTGGTGCTATCCAACTCATATATCTTTCCGTTGGCGTAATCACCCACGAGCACCATGCCTTGGAATACACACGAACAATTACCGCGGTGCCGTTGGTATTGGTTGGCCGTGGTGCAATAAAGCCATTTATACCAAAGGCCCGTTGTGGCATCGAAAGCCCAAGTGATGTTAATAGTAGGGAACGAAACAACATAAACTTCATGGCCTTCCAATTGGTAAGTCCACGCAATTGCGTCATTAATGTATTGATTGACCAATGTGTTTTCTACGGCATGGGTTGAAATCCGTTGGGGCACATAGCCATTCATTTGCATGATTTGGCCTTGTCCGCGTAGATTTCGGCTTACATAGGCAAAGCTATTGGCAACGCGAGAGACGCTATTTTGTGCCGCAATGCCGTGTTGGGTTGACGTGCCTGGTATGCGCTGAAAAGGAAACGGAAAAAGCCCCGCATCCACCCACACCTCACTCGATGTTTCACCCAATAAATAAACCTCACGATGATCCACAATCAACGCCACCAATTGATCCGGTGCGCCATCTTTAGATGCAAAACTCAATTGTTGCGATATAGGGCTTAGCGCATCCGATGCCCCAAATTGCTGGCTAGATGGGCGTGAATAAACAAAATAATTGTCAATAATGTCAACCGTCGTTGCACCGCTAAACGCCCCATCGGTGCTAGGCAAAACCGTAAAATCTAGCGCATACATCGTTTCCGATGCCACCGTGGTGTTGCTACTTAGCGTGTAAGAATTAAAGCCACCGCTAGGCGTATTGATGGCGATCACCACCGAATTTACGGGCACGCTAGCGCCTTGAATTGTTTGCCCTAAATACAATGTTGATGTGGTTAACAATATTGAATTGGTTGCACCCGATGCGGTTGATCCGGTAAAACTTGCCGTTATCAATGAATTCATTAGCGTGCTTGGCACCGTTTGCGATATATCAACCGTCCACGATAAGCCCGATCCGCCTGTGATGACCGTTTCTTGCGCCACACCAACACCAAACAACACTTGCCCAATCGCGATTGTGCCGCTTTGAATGTTGGAAACCGTTAGTGTTGTGGCCGAAATTGATCCGGTAAAGATGGCCGTTGTTGGCGTTGAAATGCGCCACGAATAGCGATAGGTGCCATCAACAATATAGGCGTATAAACCATCATCCACAAGCCCTACACGGCCGCTAGCGCTGTTTAAAATACCGACAATGGTAGGTGTTAGGTTGCTAGATAAAAGATACACATAGGCACCGCAAACGGCTATGGCTTGTGATCCGCCGCTTAGTGTTCTAAGCCCGCGCACCTCCGCCCCCGCCGGCAAGACCAATTGCGTTGTTAGCCCCGGTGTTGGATATAGCGAAACAACACCCCTGTCCCCCGGTTGTTTGGTTGGATCAACCTCGGGAAAGAAATTAATACACTCCTGCGCATCCTGATAAATAGATGGTGCGGTGTAACTTGCGCCAACAAAGCCAAAGTCCGGCATCTTGCGTCCTTATCTAAAGAAACCGCCCGATAAAATCCAACCCGCATCACGCGCCCTTGATACCAATAGCGCATCTGGATATGTTGAATTTTGCACGGGTTTCATGTTTGTTCTTTTTAGCGTGGATTTGCCTTGTGCCGCAAACGCGTTAACCATTTGAATTTGCGTTGCACTTGCCTTGCCATACGATGGCATTAATCTTTCCGCCAAACACCATTCAAGGGCCATTTCATAGCCTTGGGGCAATATGATCGGATCGTTGATTGTTACATAGCTACTAAATAGCGTGTCGCAAAACAAGTGCATTTCTCCTTGCGCGGGATTTGGCCACACAAAGATGTTCCCCAATGGATCGCTTGGTTGATAATAAACCGCCTTTGGCCACGGGCCGTTTAGCGTTTTAAGACCAATCATGTTGTAGTTTTCTAGATTCAACACGGCCACCGGATAATCCAAACCGCCGTTGATAATTGGCACGCCGTTGGAATTGGTGTTGATCCTAACAAAAGCGGAATTAATGCTTAGTGGGCGTTGATAGTATGCGTTGATTGTTGTGCTTGTAACGTTTTGGCTAATGTTAAGCAAATAGGTGCCTAATTCGTTAACGTTTCCGCCCGCGCCGGTTGCAAATCCATTGATCTTTGTGCCAACGGTGATTCCGGTGCCGCTAAGTGTCATACCCAACGCAATAGCGCCGCTTGTGATGGCGGTAACCGTCAACACGTTATTAACGATTGATCCCGTGAAAACCGCACCAATTTCCCCACCCGGCCCAATGGTGTATTGCGTCTGACCCGGTGTGATCGGATAAACAATTTCGGTCTTGTAGTACACCATCATTTGTTCGTTTGACCATTGATCAATCATCCGATTCATCATCACAAACGCATCTTGCGCCGCCGCGGGATCGGGTGTTTCACCAACCGCCAATGCGCCAATATCTTTCAATGCTGATGAAATAATGTCGATTGGGGCAGTCATGTTTTGTCCTTATGCGGGTATCACAACGTGTTGATCGGGCGCAATATCTTGTTTTTGGCCTTCTTTTTGGATGGCATCAATTAGCGGTGCAACTTCTTGAAATGGCTTAGTGGCCAAATAGGCTAAGATTTGATTAACCAATGTTGTTGATAAAGTGATTGATTCCATTAAGCCGCCCAAGGTAATGCTGTTGATGTGGGTGAAACTGGAGGCGTAATCATGCTGTTAATTTGCCCCTGTACGTTTGCGTAATAGTTTTCTTGGTTGTTGGTTGCAGTATTGATCCAACCCATAACGATTTCTTCAGTAAGATTTGCATACGGAATGAAATCAACTTGGTCTTGCTCTGGTGCAAAGTTTATGTTTCCATCAATCGTTGCCGTATTAGTTCCGTCTGTTCCGCTGACTGTGAATAATACGTTAACCACATACCCTGTTGGGTTTGGTACTGTGTACATCTGATTGATGGTTGTGATGAATGTGGTTGACATTTTTATGCTCCTACTTTAGCTTCTAAAGCGGTTATTTTTGCGTTTAACTCTTTGATTGCATTAATCATGTGCCACATAACATTTGTTGTATCTACTGTTAATACACCCGTAGATTCTTCTTTAATACAATCGGGTAATATTTCTTTCAATTCTTGTGCAATAACACCCAATTGAATACCTTGAATGTTTATTGCAGAATTTTTTGGCAATTCAACTACTTCATTTTCTGTGCAATATTCAAAATTACGAACTTGAATTTGAATTATTTTATCTAAACCAATGCTGTTATCAATAATGTTCTTTTTAAGACGCCTATCAGATGAAATATCCCATGCGGCTGAATTTTTTGCATTGAATGAACTTCCACCCGCTGTTCCATAAGCATAAAAACTACCAGTTCCTTTACCTGAAACATTTGTACCAATAACAATTTCTGAACTAATACCTGATGCACTAGCATCTGCACCAGAACCAATATAAATTCCTTGATTACCAGTTGAATTTGTAGAACCAGCGTTTAATCCTATGCCAATGTTGTTTCCACCAATAGTATTTACTAATGCGTTATAACCTACCGCAGTATTAAAGTATCCATTAGTGCCAGCATTTGTATAAAGTGCTTTGTAACCCACGGCAGTATTTTTACCGCCTCCCGAACTGCCATCTGTTTGAACTGAATATAAGGCTTGATAACCAATTGCAACAATTCCTGATGTGGTTGTGACGCTATACCCCGCTTGATAACCTACTGCGGTGTTGTTAGATGCTGTGGTGTTATTTTGTAAAGCACCTTTACCTAAAGCAGTATTACTTGAACCTGTGGTATTTTGATACAAAGCAACATGACCAACGGCCGAATTATCTGAACCGCCAGTATTAAAATAAAGTGCCGCATTACCAAAAGCATTATTTGTTCCGCTTGTGGCATTTGAATACCCAGCCTGATAGCCTACATAATTATTACTTGCGCCTGTCGTATTACTATATCCAGCTTGATAACCTACAGATGTATTGCTTGTACCTGTGCTATTTGTATAAAGTGCTTGTGTTCCAAATGCAGAATTGTTTGCTCCCGTTGTACTCACACCAGCGTTATATCCAAATGCAGTTAAGTAAGGTGTGCCACCGCCGGTGGTTTGTAAAGCATAAACAGTACCCAACGCCGTAGCTGTAGCTTGCGAACCGCCACCACCACCAGATGAGTTGATAGTAATTGCAGTAGACCCGTTATAGGTTGTTCCACTACTGAAAGTGATATTTGTACCAGCTGTTAAATTAGCTAAATTGCTACCTAATGAAATTCCGGATATGGTTGAATTAGCCAATGCGCTATTTGGGATTGCGGTGAATCCTGTTCCAATTGCGCCACTTGTTAACGTGCCAACACTTGTTAAGCTAGATGTAACGACTGTAGAATTTAGCGTTGTCCCTGTTAGCGTTCCGGCGGCCGCCGTGACTGTGCCCGATCCACCCAAAGAAATTGATGTGCCATTAACTGTTACGCTACTGTTGGCTAATTGCGCGTTGCTAATTGTGCCCGATAAATTGGCGGTTGTATAGCCCGTTGTGTTTACCAAGTTACCGCTAGTTGGTGTGCCCAAAATAGGCGTTACCAATGTTGGCGATGTGGCAAATACGTTTGCGCCCGTGCCCGTTTTATCCGTCAAAGCGGCCGCTAAATTAGCACTTGATGGCGTGGCCAAAAACGTTGCAATACCCGTTGCAAGGCCCGAAACACCCGTGCTAATCGGCAAACCCGTTGCATTCGTTAATGTTGCGCTTGATGGCGTGCCCAAAGCCGGTGTAACCAACGTGGGGCTTGTGGCAAACACCAACGATCCGGTGCCGGTTTCATCGGTGACCGCGGCGGCTAGATTTGCGCTAGATGGTGTGGCCAAGAATGTTGCAACGCCCGTCCCCAACCCCGAAACGCCGGTGCTAATGGGTAGGCCCGTGGTATTCGTTAAAACCCCACTAGCGGGCGTTCCAAGGGCCGGCGCGGTGAATGTTGGGCTTGTCAAAGTCACGCCCGAAAACGTGGTAACCGTTGCCCCCAATGCAACGCTTGTTGATCCAATTGTCACCGTGGAATTGGTTAGTGCCGCATTTCCAATGTTAGTTAGTGTGTTTGTTGATCCGCTAATTGATTTGTTTGTTAGCGTATCCGTTGTTGCCCGCCCAACCAATGTATCCGTGCTTGTGGGCAATGTTAGTGTGCCGGTGTTGGATATCGTGGAAATGATTGGGCTTGTTAGCGTTTTATTCGTTAGTGTTTGCGTGCCGGTTAGCGTGGCCACCACCGATGTGTCGATTGCTATGGTTACCGCGGATGCGCCGGTGTAGGATGATCCGGTTAGGCCGGTTGAAATAGTCAAAGCATTAGGATTGGCGGCCGTCACGGTGCCACTTGCGCCCAAAGCGATGGCGGTGCCGTTAATAGTGGTTGAACTATTCACAAGCATGGTGTTCGTCACCGTGGCGGTATCGCCGGTCGTAACAAATGTGCCGTTAACCGTGGGCACCGCTATTGTGTAGCTAGATGCCGTGTTTGGCCCTGTTACCGATACTTGGCCACCCAAGGCGGCTTGAAAGACTAAAGTGCCCATTATTACCCCTAAAGCGGATGCCCCGTAGGGCACCCATCATTAACTTTGATCGCCAACGGCCGTCACATAAAGCAAACCCGCCGTGCCACTATTACTGATTGCTGTCATGTAAAAGGGCGTTGTGGGTGTTGCCAAGATGAGTGGCGATGTCATGCCCGCGGGCAAAACATAGTCACCCGGTGTCCCATCACTCGGAAACGTTGCGGCAGGGCAAGGTGAATAATTAGCGAATTTAACCGCTATTGGTGCCGCGCCGGTGTTTAGGAATGAGCAGTAGTTGATCTGATCGTTTGTCGTATCGTCCACCAAAGTGCTTGAATGGGCACTATTGGTCACGCTAAAACAATACGTCTGACCCGCATTGCGTTGAACTGTTGAACTAGCCATTTAGACCGCCGTTGTGGGCAATGGGCCTTCAACGCGTGTAATTTGAAACACATAAATACCGGCCGCAGGAACAACCGCACCGGATGTAGTGTTGGCAAATTGCACTGTCAAAACGTTTGGATTCAAAACATCGCATTCGGCAATGATGATTCCAGCGGTTTGTGCGCCTTGTAAACCAACGGCTTGAACAATGTCACTTGTTTGTAGGCCGGCAATGGTAAATGTTTGTGCGGCGCTTGTATAAGATGCCACCGAAACGGGCGTTAGGCTTGGGCCAATGTAGAAAGTTTCGTGGGAATTGCCACGCGTGACGGTTGTTGAGGACATGATGAATTCCTTTCAAGTTAATTGTATATCAAAACGAAAAAAAGCCACCCATTTTGTAGGCGGCTTTTTCCTTATTTACTCACAGATTAAGGTAAAAATGTGAGGTCATAGCCGTAAACAAATACGTCACAAGTCGCGGCAATCGTAGTTCCAACATTAACATAAATGTTTGTTGGGTTAGATATAGCGGTGTTAGGATTTGTTGCGGCGGTGATTGTCACATAAGGGCCACCGGTGTTGCTAGTTAAAGCCGCCGTAGTCAATATGGTCGAACCTGATGCGGCCGCGCCTGTATACGCGCCAACTGTGGCCGTTGCAATTGTGGTTGTTGCACCGCTAGCGTTTAGGCCATTGGTGATAACCACGCTTACGGGCACAAATTTAGATACATCCAAAACTGTCATTGCTGTGTCACCAGCGATGGCCAAGTTTACGGATTGTGCGGATGCAATCAAACGCAATGCTTGGTTTGTTCCAAGCACTTGTGGGTGATTGCTTACTGTGGTTGCTGGTCCTGGATTTGCCATGATTAATTCTCCTAATGTTTAAGATTAAGCCGCAACGCGGCAAGCCAATTCGGGATACAACGGTGCCCACCCATACAATACATCCAAGCGGGTTGGGATTGAATCATTGTTGATGGTGTACTGACGTACCACACGCATTGAAAGTCCAATTTCCTTATCGCTTGCACGGCCCGCAAAATGCACCCCCTCAGGCAATTCGAGATCCGCGACGGCCAAGCAGAAGGCGTTCCTATGGAAGATCATATTTTGGGGTGACACGGTACCGGAATTGTTAAACGGTGTGACGGCCGATGCACCGGGGCTTGTCACGCTAACGTTTTGGAATTGGCCGGCGGTGATGATAGCGGGGCTAACTGTCACGCTAGTGGTGCCGCTTGTGGCAACCGTTGCGGCCGCGGTAACAACAAAGTTTCGCAACTTGTTGGAACCATAGGCTTGGCGGTTTTGTGGGTTGACGGCGTAAACGTTTGCAATCTGAATTACATCACCAACGTTTAGGTTGCCGGCGGCCGTAGTGGCGCTTAGAGCGATCGTTGAGAATTGTGCCCATCCAGATGTCAAAAAGCCGGTTGCGGTGCTTGTGTTGCACGATAGAACGGCCGTGGGGCTATTTCCAAACGTTTGTGAGACCACATTTTGATCAAGTTTCCAATTCATCCCTGCGCTGTCCCTGCCCATCAGGCCCTTGCGGTATTGCTCGCCAATCGCCTCTTGGGGTACAAACAACCCTTTAAGTGAATCAACGATTGTTGCCGATGTGAATGGCTCCACAATACAAGCACGTCGGCCATCGCGTGGTGCGCCCTCGGCATCTAGATATGCGCCCGCGGTTAGATATGTGATCAAACCCGTGGGTGGTGTGCCGGCAACGCCAACAATATTTGCGGTATTGTTTTTAGCCATCACCAAACCATCACGGTCTATACGATTGGCTATGGCGGCGACCGCGGGTTTCAAAACCCGGTCACTAAACATATCAAGGGATAGCGCCAAATCCTGGGTAGTAAATTGGGTGTCGACATGGAACTGATTTGCAAGAGTAACCGGAACACTTGATTCGTTGAAATCTTCAACGTTAAGTGCCGGGCCCATCGTACCAATAAAGCGTCCGGGACGTCTTACATTGACCGTATTTCCTATTTTGGCCCCAACGATTGCAAACTGATCATCATAATTTCGATCGACCTCAGATGTGAACGTGAGTTCATTCTCCAGGACCATCAAAGCCTCATTAGTAATTTTTGAAATAGTCAATAAATTATTGCTCATGACAATTTCCCTTTCTTTGTTAAATTAAAAAACATTATCGAATTTTTCCCGCCCGTCTTGCCTCTTTCCACGCCTGATATGTGCCGTGAAATTCGCCACTAGAATTAATGGGAATATCCGCAACACCACCATTTGGTTTCAATCCGCGCACCGGTGCGGGTGCTTTACTTGTCTTGACCGCAGTATCCTTAGCCGGCTCGGCCTTTTCGTATAGCTTTTCCAATTTTCCCAATTCAAGCAAGGCTTTACGGGTTGGCATGGCCGCTAGCTTTTGTGCAAATTCCAAATCCTCCGCCAAGTGATATAGGATTCGTGGCCCCACATCAGATTCCAAAATGGAATCGCGTATGTCATCGGAAACAACCACATTCGCCGTTGAAACCATTTCATCGTAATCGGGCAAATCGGCTTTGGCTTTTTCTAATTTGGATGACCAAGATTGGATAACCTTTTGTCTTTCCGCATTAGCAATTTTCTCCGCCTCTTGTCTATCCCGTTGCGCTAGTGCCGTTTCGGTTGAATATTGTGCCAACGCCTTTGCATATTCAAACGCATCCGTAAACTGCCCCGGTTGCGGCTCCTGATCAACGCTCGGCCTTTGTGGTGCCGCCTGTTGCTCAAATGACCTTAACCTTTCCTCCAACGCTTGCCTTTGTTGGCGTTCCGCTTCCGCCTCCGCCTTCGCCGCCTCGCGTTGTTTTGTCAATTCGGAAAATCTTTTTTCTAACTTTGGGTTAGCCTTCTTTTCCTCTGCGGGTTTGGCATCCTCTTGCTCCTCCGGTTCATTCTTGGCCGCCTCGGGCGATGGCTCGGGAGTTTCCTCAACCGCCACATCATCCGCGCGATCAGCTAAACCTAAACGATTCGCATAAAATTCCGCCGCATTCTCGCTTGTGAGCACTTGGCCCGCTTCTTTTTCCGACATAGGTTTCCCTAAGAATTAACCCCGTGCAACCCCACGGGTAAGGTTTGTGTAATCTTTACACGAAATTATTACTTTGTCAATTATCCCAATTTTTGTATGTTTTAAAGTGATCACCATAATCTATTACTGGCACATGGCTTATCCCTAATTCTTTTGCCGCATAAGCACGATGCCGGCCATCTTCTTTGCCATTTTTTCTAATTAATAACGGATCAAGATGTTTTCCGCTTTCTATGTGTTCTTTTAATAAATCAATATTTTCGCGGCTTTCATCATCAATTTTTAGTGGCGCAACTTTATTTATATAATCTTGTGGAGGAACTTTACGCATCACACCACCTTCTTTTTTGTATGATCCTTCGCCATACCATGTTCCTTCAGGCGCAATAGGGTATGTTTTTTTCTTTTTAATTTGTCCGCGTTTTTCCATTTCTTTGCGGTCAAATTCGGCTTTATTGTGGCTAGTTACGGTTGGCATTAAATGGCCCTTTCAATTGCCTCGGCCTTGGCCTCGCGTTCGCTAATCCTATCCAAATGCGCCAAATAAATTGCCAATTGGGCTTTGATTTGTTCCACCTCTAATTGCGTTTGTGTCTTGGCCACCGTAT